GATCCAAAGGAGAATGAGGGTCAATTGCAATCATCCATGAAAGAGTGGGAAGCAAGTGTTAAGAAATATCAACATTAGGTGACAAAGGGTTTAAAGGTGGTTCCAATGCTCTATAATATGTGTATTGAAACAAAATTACATTATGTTCGAAATCAAAATGACCGAAGATCAAGTTTTTGAAGGATTGAAAGAAAACTTTGGTAAGGAGTTTACTGCAGCTGATATTCGTGCTTTTTGTGCCATGAATGATATTGGTTATTCAACCGTCACTAAGAAAATTAAAAAATATAAGGTTGGTAAAGGTAAGTGGAATCTTGAAGTAACTACAAAAGCAGTGGAGAATATTGAGAAGTCATTTAAAGCACCTTCTGTAGAACCATCAGTAGAACAGAATTTAGTTCCTGATAAGGATGATACATTTGTTCCATTCGGGCCTTTTGTAGATATTAAATCTGTAATTAAATCTAAACAATTCTATCCTACATTTATTACAGGTCTTTCGGGTAACGGTAAAACCTTTAGTGTAGAGCAAGCATGTGCTCAGTTGAAGAGAGAACTTATTCGGGTAAACATTACAATCGAAACAGATGAAGACGATCTTATTGGCGGTTTCCGTCTTGTTGACGGTGCCACAGTATGGCACAATGGCCCAGTCATTGAAGCACTCGAACGAGGAGCTATCTTGCTCCTTGATGAAATCGACCTCGCATCCAACAAAATTCTCTGCCTTCAAAGCGTACTTGAGGGATCTGGAGTTTTCCTTAAAAAAATTGGAAAATTCGTTAGACCAAGAGCAGGATTCAACGTCATTGCAACAGCAAATACTAAGGGTAAAGGTTCAGACGACGGAAGATTCATTGGAACTAACGTGCTTAATGAAGCCTTCCTTGAAAGATTCCCAGTAACATTTGAACAACAGTATCCTTCTCCTAAGACTGAGCAAAGAATTCTTGGTAAGGTTGCTGCTACTCATGGTGTTACGGATATCAATTTCCTACAACGTCTTGTTGATTGGGGTGACATCATCCGTAAAACATTCTATGATGGTGGTATTGAAGAGATTATCAGCACTCGTAGATTGGTTCATATTGTTAGAGCATATAGTATCTTTAATGATAAAGCGAAAGCAATCTCTGTATGTGTGAATCGTTTCGATGATGAAACAAAGCAATCTTTCTTGGAACTATACGACAAGGTAGATGCTGATTTTGAATTTGACAAAGCAGAAGAGAGTGCCTACAATGACTAATGCATGGGCTTTAGCAGCATCTATTTTAGATGGAACATTTGATGAGGATTATCCTATTATGAAAAAACCTGATACATTTAAAGTGGAGGGGGTTAAAGACCCCTCCTATTATGATTACACTCGTAATGATCCTAATGCCAAGAATCCATTTACAGATGCATTTGACCATATGATGGCTGAAGCAGTGGTTAATGGAACTCCTTATCCCCAATCTTATCTAGCTGATAATGATGATCAGATTGCACATCATATACCATCTGCATCTTATGAAGAATTGAATCTAAATATACATGCAAATTCACCATACAATAGTGGATACGAACAAGATTTCTATAAGGAGGAACTTACAAAAATGTCAGACAGCAGGAACAAGTATCATGAAGAGGAGATACTTAAAGATGTAGAGGAGTATGTATCACGCACTTACAATGGTCATTACACAGGCACTAAACATGAGTATCGTAATGTTCAGACAATAGACTTGATGGCATCAAGAGATCTTGCATCTGATTTCTGTCAAGCAAACATACTTAAGTATGGTAGTAGGTATGGAAGTAAGGATGGAAAGAACAAGAAAGACTTGCTGAAAGTAATACATTATGCTATGCTATTATTACACTTTGATGAGCATTACGGAAAACCATCTATGACCAGTGGAAACATTGATCATAACATGCCTTAATAATGAAACTGAGACCCCACACTATGAAATTATCGGATAAAACACTGACTTTATTGAAGAACTTTTCAACAATTAATCAATCAATTCTTTTTAAGCATGGAAGTTCGTTGAGAACAATTTCTGTCATGAAGAATATATTGGCAGAAGCAGAGATTGATGAGGAGATACCTAAAGATTTTGGTATCTATGATTTGAATCAGTTTCTAAATGGTCTTGCACTTCATCAAAAACCAGAACTTGACTTTCAAGATGATAGTTATGTTATTATCAAAGAAGGTAGATCTCGTTCTAAGTATTTCTTTGCTGATCCAAAAGTTATTGTTACTCCACCAGAAAAGGAAATTACACTTCCAAGTGAGGATGTATCTTTTGAGTTAAGCACATCTCAATTGGATAAGTTGCTTAAAGCAGCAGCAATCTATCAACTTCCTGATTTATGTGTGGTTGGTGGTGATGGTGTTGTTAAGGTCTTAGTTCGTGATAAGAAGAATGATACTTCGAATGATTTTTCTGTTATAGTTGGTGAGACTGATTCAACATTCTCATTTAACTTTAAAGTAGAGAACATTAAGATTGTTCCTGGTACATATGATATCGTTGTGTCACAAAAATTACTGTCACGATTTACTTGTCAAAATTACGCATTGAAGTATTATATAGCTCTAGAGCCTGATTCAACATTTGAATGAACATCTTTGTAACAGATCCATCACCAATCTTATCTGCACAATGCTTACCTGATAAGCATGTAGTTAAGATGCCATTAGAAACATGTCAAATGCTTTCTATTGTTTGTTCTGATAAGTGGGGTCATGGGTATGGTGAGTTACATAAAAAAGATGGTAGTAAATACAGCACTGAGAAGGGTGCTTTTCGTAATCACCCTTGCACAGCATGGGCAAACGAATCTATCATAAACACATGGTGGTTAGTTTCTCATGGTATGGCTTTATGTCAAGAGTATACGCATCGGTATGGTAAAGTTCATAGTTGTGAAAAAACTATATTAGAAGCAGGTAGTATTATTCCTCTTCGACCACCAACATTACCAAAATCATTTACACGAGCGATGCCCGATGAGTATAAACATGACACAAGCATTGACACTTTTACTGCTTACAAAAATTACATTGGCAGCAAACCTTGGGTTGCATCTAATTATCTTCGTGACCCATCCAGAAAACCGAATTGGGTATGACTAAATTATGGAGGATATGGAAGTATGCATTGGGTTCGTTCTCTGATGAACAGACCAAGAGGTATGATAATATTGTACTCCTTGTTCGATCTGGCATCTTCCTTACTTATCTTATCACTAATTGTTTTATCGTTGCAGGAGTAATCCGACACTGGAATTAATTATGAGTAAAAAAATCCCTTTAGAAGAATACATGTCAAGTGACATCTGGAAGTATAATGTTGATGAACCAGAGTATAAACGTGGGAGTCGTCATAATAAAATAGGCATGTGGATTATGTTTATTTTCTATGGTATTGTTCTTGTGCAAGTTATACATGCCATGACGGTCTTGCCATTTTTTCCTATTCCATTTACAATCCTATTAGGGTTGGGATTTATTTACTATGTGGCCTGGAGGGCATCTTGAATGAGTGACTTTATATGGGTTGAAAAATACAGACCCCAAACAATTGATGAATGTATTCTTCCTGAGAATATAAAGAAAACCTTTAGGGATTTTCTAAATAAAGGTGAGATACCTAATATGCTATTGTCTGGCCCACCAGGTGTAGGAAAGACAACAGTAGCAAAGGCACTCTGTAATGAATT